GCTGCATTACAACTACTCCCGACCCTCCATCTCCACCGTCAGTTCTATTAAGAAGTATGCCGGTTTTTATATCTTTGCGTCCATACCAACGAATCATTCTTCTTTCTAATGCTGCTGCACCTACTGAGGTAAGCCCCGATTCCATTATGATAATACGGTTGTCAGGTGGCGTATGCGGGCCTGCTTCATATGCTCCCCTAGTGTACCGATGATTTGCCCATGCTCTTTTACCAGTTCCCTTGCCAATATAGTAAGGTGTGCCGTCTTTTCTAAGATAGGCGTAGATATAATAAATACTCATGCTGATTGCTCCTTTGTAGCATTAGAGTAGTTGGGTATTTCCAGTACCGCGAACTACACTACTATTTATACCAAAACTATTGTTTTTTGCATTTAACTTCTATATAATAAGTACTTTATAGGAGAAATACATTATGCCAGATAACAGAACCTTTAACGGTGACGCAAAGATTAAACTAACTCAATTGGTTAATGAGGGCATGACTGTCCTACATGAGATTGACACATTGAATGGTGGTTTGAACGATACCATTAAAGCAGTAGCAGAAGAATTGGAAATCAAAGCTTCTACCCTAAAGAAGGCAATTAAGATTGCGCACAAAGCAAGTCTTGGTCAAACAAACGCTGACCACGAAGAACTTGTGACAATTTTGGAAACTGTGGGTAAAACCTTGTAAATGGTGCTATCTCTGATAAATAATAAAGGGCGAACGGGAGTAATTACCCTTCTGTGCCGAATCACAGATAGCCCGTCTATTACTATTCGGAGTATAAAAATGAGTTCAAGAAAACACAGATTAATCTGGGAATCCGTTAACGGTCCTATACCTAAAGACCTTCAAGGTAGGTCTTATGAAATACATCATATTGATGGAAATCATAATAACAATGACATTTCTAATTTACAATTGGTTACTATCCAAGAACACTATGATATCCATTCTTTACAAGAAGACTGGAATGCATGTGTGCTTATAGGTTTAAGGTTGGATAAAACCCCCGAAGAAATATCAAAACTTAATAGTATGGCTGCTAAAAAAAGAGTAGAAAATGGTACGCATCATTTTCTTAAGGGTGGTCCGAGAGAAGATTTGAAGGGCGATAAAAACCCAATGAAAAATCCAATTACTGCTAAAAAAGTTGGTGATTTGATTAGAGGTAAAACTAAAAATTGGACCGAGAAAAGAACACAATCGGATCTCAACAGAAGAGGTAAAAAATTAAATTATACCCCTGAAGGATTGGCAAGACAAAAAGAAAATGGAAGAAAACAATTTTTAATGAATAACCCAACTAATGTAAAAATAACATGTATCCATTGCAATAAAACAATTGATAAACCAAATCATAATCGGTGGCACGGTGATAATTGTAAGGGTAAAAAATAATGTCCTATGTGGATGCAGTACACTCAAGGGACGAAGACCGTATCTACGTTGTAGAACGAGATAAGGACGGCAAGCGTCAGTATAAAGAATTTCCTACCAACTATGTATTATACTATCCTNACTCAAAAGGTAAACATCGTAGTATCTATGGTGATCCTGTAACAAGATTTAGTACTCGCAAGCGTTCTGAGTTTGAAAAAGAAAAACGGATTCATTCAGGTAAGAAATTATTTGAAAGCGATGTCAATGTTATTTTTCGTTGTCTCAGCGAAAACTACCTTGGTGTTGAAGCACCTAAACTACACACATGCTTTTTCGACATTGAAGTTGACTTTGATCCTGTCAAAGGATTTAGTCCTACAAGTGATCCGTTCAATCCAGTGACAGCTATCAGTTGTTATTTAGATTGGCTTGATCAATGTATCACACTAGTCATTGCTCCTAAACACATGAGTGATGATACTGCAAACGAGATTGTAAGTGAATTTGAGAACACAATGCTTTTCAAAAGTGAAAAGGAAATGTTTGATGTTTTCTTTCAGTTGATTGAAGATGCCGATGTGTTAACTGGCTGGAACAGTGAAGGCTATGATATTCCATACATGGTCAATCGTGTTACACGAGTTATGAGCAAGGATGATACTCGCAAGTTTTGTTTATTAGGGCAACTTCCTAAGCCAAGAGAATACGAACGATTTGGTAAATCTGAAACTACATATGATTTAGTAGGTCGTGTTCATATGGACTATTTACAACTTTACAAAAAGTATAACTATGAGAGTCGCCACTCATATAAGTTAGACTTTATTGGTGAGATGGAAGTAGGAGAAAACAAAACACAATATGAAGGTACTCTTGATCAGTTGTACAACAAAGACTTTAAAAGGTTTATTGAATATAACAGACAAGATACAATGTTGTTAGTGAAGATTCACAACAAACTGAAATTTTTAGAACTAGCTAATCAATTGGCACATGAGAATACTGTACTGCTTCCGACAGTTATGGGTTCTGTGGCAATGATTGAAATGGCAATTTTTAACGAAGCACACGAACGTGGTGTGGTAGTACCAGATAAAAAGAAAAGGAATGAAAATGCAGATGAAACACAACAAGCAGCAGGTGCCTTCGTTGCTACGCCGAAAAGAGGAATGCACGAATGGGTCGGGGCAGTTGATATTAACTCGCTCTATCCCTCGGTTATTCGTGCCCTCAACATGGCAGGCGAAACAATCGTTGCACAGGTCAGACAAACACTAACTGACAAGTACATGCTTGATAAAGGCAAACTTCTTGCTAGCCAAAAGAAACGCTTTAAAGAAGGTGACGATGATGTTACTGGTGCAATTCTATGGGAAGGATTGTTTGGTGCATTAGAGTATACAGCAATCATGAACCAAGAACGAGGTACAATTCTTACTGTAGACTACGAAGATGGTCGCAGTATAGAAATGAGTGCGGCAGAGATATGGAAATTAGTCTTTGACAGTCACAAGCCTTGGATGCTTAGTGCAAATGGTACAATCTTTACATATGAAAAAGAAGGTGTTGTTCCTGGACTATTGACTCGCTGGTATAGTGATCGTAAATCAATGCAGAAAAAGTTGAAAGAATCAACTACTACCGAAGATCGTGAATACTGGGATAAGCGTCAACTTGTTCGTAAGATTCTATTGAATAGTGCGTATGGCGCACTATTGAATGAGCATTGCAGATTCTATGACAAGCGTATCGGTCAAAGTGTTACACTAAGTGGTCGTCAAATTGTTCGTCATATGATGAGCAACATCAATGAAACAGTTGAAGGTGTATATTCGCACGAAGGCAATGCAATTGTATATGGTGATACTGATAGTTGTTACTTCACGGCATATCCTATTATCAAACAACAAATAGATAATGGTGAACTAGAGTGGAACAAAGAAACTTGCATCGGCTTGTATGATGGTATTGCTGATCAGGCTAACGATAGTTTTCCAGCATTCTTAGAGAAAGCATTTCACGCACCTCGTAAGAACGGTGAGATCATCAAAGCTGGTCGTGAATTGATCGGTGACCGTAGTATCTTTATTACAAAGAAGCGTTATGCTATCAATATCTTTGATAAAGAAGGTAAGCGTAAAGATAAAGAAGGTAAGATGGGAGATATCAAGGCTATGGGTCTTGACTTGAAGCGTGCTGATACTCCTAAATATGTACAAGAGTTCTTGATGGATGTGCTTGAAATGGTTCTTCAACAGGGTAAGGGTCGTGATGATATCATTNAGCGTGTTAAGGAGTTCAAGCGTGTTATGGTTGCACAGGATCCCTGGACTAAAGGTAGTCCTAAGAGTGTTAACAACTTAACTAATCATACTATCAAATTTGAGAAGACTGGTAAGTGCGGCGTTGGTCACGCACGAGCAGCAATCAATTGGAATTACTTGCGTAGAGTATACAATGATCAATATAGCCAACAGATCGTAGATGGTATGAAAATTATTGTATGTAAACTCAAACCTAATGCATTGAACTTTACTAGTATCGCCTATCCCACAGATGAACTACGATTGCCTAATTGGTTCAAGGAATTACCATTCGATGATGACGCAATGGAGACAACATTAGTTGATGAAAAGATTGATAATTTATTAGGAGTGTTAAACTGGGACATCAGAAGTAGCACAAATATTAAATCAATGTTCAATGATTTATTTTCATTTGGTTAAATTGAATTTGACTTTCGCAATATAAACCAATATAATACACAACAACACTACCTAAATAGTAGTATACAACTTTTACAAAGGAAAAAAATGAAAAATTATTTAAAAGATTTGATTGATCACACACAAAGTCTTGAGGTTGATCTAATCAAGNTTAGTGGGACTGANACTGAAACCGAGATTACTGCAATTACACAAGAAAAGTCTGTCATCATTAGTGGATTATTCAAAAATGTTATTAGCGACTTTATAGGTGTATTTGGTATGCCTAACATCAACAAATTAAAAACAATTGTTGGGTTTGATGAATATGACGAGACTGCTAATATCTATGTTACTACAACTCAGCGTGATGGTGTTGATTGTCCAGGTGCTATTCACTTTGAAACAAAAACAGGTGACTTTATTAATGACTATCGTTTGATGTTTAAAAGCGTAGTTGAAGAAAAAATTGGCAAACCAAGTTTTAAAGGTGCAACATGGAATGTTGAATTTGAGCCAAGTGTTGCTGGTATCATGCGCTTGAAAAAGCAATCACAGGCAAACAGTGA